ATCTTGTGTTTTAGTTGCTGTTGCTAAGCTGAACGTGTTACCATAAGTAGAAATAAAGTCTACAGCACCTTCAGTAGTGTTGTAATTAGAACTTTGTTTTCCAAATAGTAATGCTTGTTCAATATCCCATTTATGCTCAATCAACTTTTCTTTCCATATTCTAGCCCACTCGTTACCTTCATACTTAAGAACAGTTGCTCTATCAGTATTATTCATTACACATGATGTTTTGAATATTTGAGTTTGACCAGTTGATGTACTATATGGTTGATCTTGCCATGTTTCAGGATATCCAGAACCAGCAGCAAATGCAGTACCAACTACATAATGCTTATATGGCTCTAGAGCTTCTTGAGAACTTGTTGTTAATGCAGAACCAGCTATTGCAACTGGATCCATATATTTTACACTAGTTCCGCCTTTAATACAAGTAGCATTTACAACTGTTAAATAATTACTTGCTTCAGCTGAAGTATCCACGCTATTCACTTTCCACAACTCATATCCAGTTGGATTTCCTAATGATCCACTTGATGAAAATACAGGAAACTTAATTATTTGTCCAGGAATAAAGAACTCAGGTTGAGTTCCATCTACGCCTTTATAATAACTCATAGTTTGCCCGTAAACATTCTGTAAGTTTCCATTAGATTTATAATCTGTATAGAAACTAAATGAATACACATTACCAGCAGCAGATGTATGATTACCACCATCAGGATTTGTTGCAGGAATCGATATTGCAGTAGCACTATATGCAAACATATATGCATATCTTTTTGTATAGGATGATCGTTTTTCCGTAAATTTAAAACTGGGGTCATCCGTTGGTTTTTTAGCAACCATACTTACAAACCTAAAGAACGGATCTTGTGATAAAGCTAATTCAGATACCATATCACCGAAGTTATATTTTCTTCGTAAGGCACCTGTAGCAGCCGCATCACCGATCTGAACCGTTGGCTCGGAGGTATAATTACTCCCAGTTACGTTTAATATCTCAGACATTCGTCTATCTCCTTATTAATTAAAGTTTAGATAGACACTATATAAAAATTATATAAGCCTACCCAAACAGGTTATCTTTTCCACTTTCGAAACCAAGGATATTTTCAAAAACCTCTCTATCTTTAGATTTATGTCCACTTCCTTGACTATTCGCTCCACTAGCAGTAGTAGGCATGCTTTGAACTTTTTTCATTTGATTCATCATATCATTTTTTGTTGATTGAGCAACATTAGCTGCAGCTCTATCTTTATTTAAAACAAAATGAACATCATCCAAAGTCATTTTATGTTCTTTGGCCTTCAATTTAAACTTATTAAAGTCTTCATCAGACATATTATTTCTTTGCTTAAAGTCTTCTTCTTGCGTTTTCATGTGTTGAGCTCTTTGCAACTTCATATTTCTTTCTTTTTCAGATTTAATTAAGTTTTGAACTCTACTTTCTACTAAACCATCTACATGAGCATTCATGACTTTAGCACTGTCTGATTCAGGATCTGTCATAGCTTCGTGTTGATCGTAAACAAAATCTTCAGGAAGCTCAAGTTTCTTTTGAATTGATGCAGCTGGCTTTCCACCTTCTGCAAGATAACCACGAACATGATCTACTAAACCACTATCATTTTTCATTGCTTCGAGCACAGGTACAAACGGCTCTACCGATTTGAACTTGTCTCTCCACTTTACGGCCTCTCTGCTGCTATCTGTATAGCGCTTTTGCCAGTCTGTGCCGTGTTGAGACTGCTCGACAACTTTATTGGAGCCCTGTTCGACTTTAGCGTGGGTTACCTGTGTGGGACCACTTTGTTGATTAGGGGTTACCTTATTGTCTCTTATTTGACCATTTACTTGGTCGTCTAATGAATCAAAAAACTCATTGGAGCCTGTTCTTGGTGCTTTAGGTGCAACTGTAGTTTCTGTATTATTAGATACTTCCTCTAGATTACTTCCTTGCATTCCAATTGCAGGGTTACCGCTGTTTTGGGAATTTGACATCATCCCTCCTTTATTTTATTCATTTTCACGTTTGTATTTTATTCCTCTTCAGACCTATTTTCCAAGTTATTTTTTTGCATATTTAAAATATCTTGTTCTCTGGCCTTCGTTAAATTGGAATTATTTACCATTACGTTTTGTAATAATTTTTGTTTTGCTTGTGTTTCTACACCAGCTTTATTCATAGACCCTTTAACTTCTTCTTTCTTTTTAGTTATTTCCATTTCAGCTTGCATAACCTTGCCTTTAATACCAGCTTGAACAAGTTGTCTTTGAAGAGTCTCTATAGTACCTTCTTTATCTTTTAATGCTTCGCTTAATTGTTGTAGTTGACCTTGTAGTTCAGCATACATAGATTTTCTTTGTACTATATTTTCTTTATTCTTAATATCTGTTTCTGCAAGTAAAGCTATATCATCAATAACTCCTAATTGCATTAATTGTTTTAATTCTTCTAAATATGCCCATCTATTAACAGGCATAGTTGATCCAGATACAATTCTTATATCAAATTTATGAGCAGATATATCCATTGATTTTCCAATAGCTTCACCCATATCATTATATATAGGAATATTTATTTCTTGAGTTTTTCCTTCTTGAATTGCACTAGGTTGTATAATTCTAAATCTTTTATTTGCAGTATAAGTTGCTTGTGAGAACTGTAAAATAATTTGACCTAAATGTTTTAAAGCAGGTTCTATAGAAGTTTTTAACCATTGTTTAATTCTTCTTGTACCGTATTCATCTAAAGCTAACATACCTCTATATGTTTCACTTGCTCCACCAGAATCTCCCATCATAGAGCTATAAATACCTGCCAGATATTCCATATCTCCTTTTCCTTCATTAACAATTTGGAAGAAAGCATTCGCAAGGGGAGCTGGTTGAACAGGAGTAGGGGGAGTCACTCCAGGCCTTATAGGCAATAACGCTCCTGGACTTGCAGAATACTTCTCCCAAAGCTCTTCATCTATACTGCCTTCTTCATATAGCCATCTTAAACTACTCCCCAATGATGCATTATGAACCATTAATTGATGAGCTTTATTTAGCTCTTGTTGCTTTCCAACTAATGGTGAAACAGCGCTTATAGGATAAGGTGTACCCGTCCATTTAAAATGAAGAGGTACAAGAGGATAATTTTTTACATTTTCAGGTAAAACTTGTTCGTAAAGAACAGTATCCCCGCATATACATGATTGTTTAATCCTAGAATCATAAAATTTTATCTTATCAATTAAATGTTGTGACATCATAGGATCTTTCATTAAAATATTAAATTCTTTTTCTGATACTATTGCATTTTCTACTTTTGAAGCCTCTGCTTGTAATTTACTCATACACTCTTGCTGGAATGATTGCAATTGTTGTTGCATTAATTTTTGAGCATTAGCCATTTCTAATTCAAATCTTTCAGGAAGCATTTCTCCTCTTTGTACTGCTTCTTGCATAGCTTTTTGTTGCTCCATTAATTGTATTTCCATCTCTTGAGCTTGTTCTTTTACCATTACCTCACATTGCTTTCTTAATTCAAGCAAAACTTGTTCATTTGGAGGAACTCTATAAAAGAAGTTTATATAAGCTATTTTAACTTTTTCATATACTTCAAAAAACTCAACTAAATTTTCTTCTTCACCTTTTGCATTAATACCCATTGAACTTTGTTCAGTAGTATCATTAAAAGCAAAAAGTTTTTGATCATCATCTCCTTGAGGTCTTTCTGAAAAATTGTATTGATGATTTTCATCACTATTTGAATTTTTGATTTTTCTTTCAAATTGCGGAAAGAGTTTAATTAAATGACTTTTAGGTAATACCTTTCTTATCATAATAAACGAAGCATCATCAAAGAGCATATCTCTAGATTTAGGATCTACATAAATATCAAAAGGTTCAGGCTGCTTAATTACAACTTCTCCCATTCCATTATCAGCATCTTTATCTATTGATACTAATAAATATCCAATTCCTTTTGTAATAGAATCATTTACAGCATTATTGTATAAAGAAGATCCATTGGAATAATTCCATATATAATCTGTTAAATCTGAAAGTACTGCAGCCACATCAGTATCACTACCTTCTACTCCCACTGCTTGCCATCTAGGATTATTTGCAGTAGCATAAAAATTAAGCATTTCTACTACAGGCAATATCCTATTAATTGTAAATGTAGGCATGCCTTGTTCTTCTAAGTTTGTTTTTTCTTCTGAAGTTAATTGAGAATCATGAGCAAATTCATAACCTTTTTGGTTTATGCTTTCCCATTGCTTTCTTGTCCAACTATTGGCAAGATTATATAATTTTCGTACTTCTCCAGCTTTATTCTTTTTAGCCATTATTTATCCTTTATTAATTCAAAATGAGGGAAGTCATCAAATCTATTATCTTTAACTTCAAAGTTCATATTCCAGTCTCCTCCCCACCGAAGATTAATACCCATCCCACGAGCCAACCCAAGCACGAACCCAGCAAAAAGTGTCTGGCGCTCTCTGTCAGCCCAATCCACGGGGTAAGGAGTAACATCAACAGCACGACTAGGCTTTGAATTATGCCTACCCACAGGGTAATGTACTTTTGTTTTTCCCTCTTTGAATAATTGTTCTTGTCTTTCTTCATCTCTATGTCCCTCTAAAATACTACAATCTATATGCTTTATAACCTCATTAAAAACTTTTTGCAATCTCTCATCACATGTAGATAATCTATCTTTAGATCGTTTGCTAAATTTGTACATTTTGAGAATCTCCTTCATTAAATAAAGAGGAAGTATCAAATAAACCTTTTTGATCTAAAAATTCTTCTCTTCTATATGTTTGTCTTATCATATCTATAGCTGTGGCAGGTTGATCATATTTAGTATCCCAATAATCAATATCATACTTTCCAATATCTTCTCCTTTTATATATCTATCAGGATGTAAGTCATGTTTAAATTGAGAAGGCCAATGTTCTCCTTCTTCTGGTATTTCTACACCCGATTCAAAAGCAGCTTTATAATCATAAAAATGCTCTACATCATTTGGATCTGAAGCATAGTCATGTACCTCTAGTACTCTTGACCACCAATCATTAAATCCATTATCAACACTTCTTTCCATTTCCCCTCCTTAAGCTGTTATCCAATTTTTTGCTTTCTTCTTTTTCTTATACCATCCATCTTTTGATTCTCCTAATCCCGTAGGAGGATGAGCATACTTACATGCATATGCTAAAGCATCTATAGTATCATCATGAGCCATACGTGGCCCAAATGTCGCAATTTCTCTATGCAAGTCATATTGTGTTTTCTTAATATGTACTTGACCTACTGAAAATCTTTGTGCTAGTATTTCTTGTATTCTATCTCTTTTACTCATTCTATTGCCAGGTTTCTCTTCTTTAAAAGGAATTATAAATTCATTCCTTCGTCTCATTTCAGCTCTTATAGCTTGAAAGATAGGTTTG